AAGGTGGTAAAATACAAAGTTTAATACAAACTTATAATTATTACCTACAAATGATGCGTGATGTAACTGGTTTAAATGAGGCTAGAGATGGTACAATGCCTGATAAAAACGCTTTAGTTGGTGTGCAAAAACTAGCAGCTGCAAATAGTAACACAGCTACAAGACATTTATTACAATCTAGTTTGTATTTAACATTATCTACTGCAGAGTGCATAGCTATGAGAATATCTGATGTTATAGAATATTCACCTACAAAAGAATCGTTTATTAAAAGTTTAGGTAAATTTAATGTAGCTACATTAGAAGAAATGTCTAACTTACATTTACATGATTTTGGTATATTCTTAGAATTAGCACCTGATGAAGAAGAAAAAGCTATGTTAGAAAATAATATACAAGTTGCTCTTCAACAACAAAGCATAGAGCTTGAAGATGCTATTGATATTAGAGAGGTTAGAAATATAAAACTAGCTAATCAACTATTAAAGATACGTAGAAAGAAAAAACAAGATTTAGACGATCAAAAAGCAAGGCAAAATATAGAGCAACAATCTCAAGCTAACGCTCAAGCTGCTCAAGCAGCAGCACAAGCTGAAATGCAAAAATCACAATCGCTTGCGCAAACAGAAATACAAATAGAGCAAACTAAAGCTCAATTTGAAATGCAAAAAATGGAAAGAGAAGCTCAAATAAAAAGAGAGCTAATGGAATTAGAGTTTCAATTTAACATGCAGTTAAGACAAATGGAAGTTCAATCTAATACTAAAAAAGAAACAGTAAAAGAAGATCGTAAAGACGAAAGAACTAAAATACAAGCAACTCAACAAAGCGAGTTAATTGAGCAAAGAAAAGGAAAAACTGGATCTAAGAATTTTCAAAACCCAGGTAATTTTGAATCAGCTGGATTTGATAACTTAGGTGGTTTTGGTTTAGAGCAATTTGAACCAAGATAATTACTAATTATATAATATTTTATTATGGAAGAAAACACTGAAAAACAAGAACAAGTTATTCAAGAGGTAAAAACAGAAGAAACAAATACACCTGTTGAACAACAAACACCTCCTGAAGAAAAAATTTCTTATTCACAGGTGGCAGAAGATGGGACTTTTAAAGTAGACCTATCAAAACTAAAACAATTTCAAGAACAAGAAGAAAAACAAAAAGAAAATGAGCCCGTTCAAAAGTCAGAAACAAAGGAAGTGGATGTTCAAGAACAAACCGGAATTAGCAAAGCGGTGGGCGAAGAAATCAAAAAGCAAGAAGAAGAAACGCAGAAAGAAGAAGTAGTTCTTGAAGAAGTATCACAAGAAGAAGTTGAGCAACAAGTTGAACAACAAAACTTAGTGGTAGATGAAGTATCACCAGAGCAACCAAAACAGCCAGAGGTTGTTGTGCCAGAAAACTTACAAGATCTAGTTAAGTTTATGGAAGAAACTGGTGGTAGTTTAGAAGATTATACAAGATTAAACGCTGATTATTCAAAGGTAGATGATTCTACTTTATTAAAAGAATATTATAAAAATACTAAACCTCATTTAGATTTAGAAGAAATAGATTTTTTAATCGAAGACACTTTTTATTTTGATGAGGATATTGATGAGCCAAGAAGTATTAAAAAGAAAAAATTGGCTTTCAAAGAAGAAATTGTAAAAGCTCGAAAGCATCTTACTGGTTTAAAGGATCAGTATTACAAGGAAGTCAAGTTGGGTTCTAAGTTGACCAGCGAGCAGAAAGAAGCATTAGATTTTTACAATAAATACAACCAAGAACAAGCTGCTAATAGTGAGATTCAAAAAAGACAAATTGATCATTTTCAAAAATCTACTAACAACGTTTTCGATAATAATTTCAAAGGTTTTGATTTTAATGTTGGAGATAAGACGTATAGATATAATATTAATAATGTTCAAGATGTAAAAACTTATCAAAGCGACATAGTCAATTTTGTAGGAGAGTTCCTAGATGAAAATGACATGATGAAAGACGCAAAAGGGTATCACAAAGCTTTATACGCCGGTAGAAATATTGATAAAATTGTAAAACATTTTTATGAACAAGGTAAAGCAGATGCTATAAAGGAGAGTGCTGTAAGCGCTAAAAACATTGATATGTCTCCAAGAACAGCTGCGCGTACTATTGAAGCTGGTGGTGTAAAAGTTAGAGCTATAAGTGGCGATGATATGTCTGGGTTGAAATTTAAAATTGGAAATAAATAACAACTTAAAATTTAACAAAAATGGGATTTAATACGTCTTTGGGGTTACAAGGTTCATATGACCTTACCACTCCATCCCCAGTTGTAAGTAATAACAATTATATTGACTTTACTTCATCTGCAACAGCAGGCTGGGCACAACAATACTTACCAGAACTTTACGAACAAGAAGTTGAAAGATACGGAAATCGTAGGTTAGGTGGATTCCTTAAAATGGTAGGGGCTGAAATGCCTATGGAATCTGACCAAGTCGTGTGGTCTGAGCAAAACAGATTACACATTGCAGTAAAAAGCTCAGGAGCAGCTGGTAGCACAACTAGTGTACAATTAGAAGGTACAGCGGGTAATATTTCGCTTGGATCTGCTAATGTTAACTCTTTTAGAGTTGGTAACACTGTTATCGTTACTGATGCAGCAACTGGACTTAAAACGCTTAAATGTTATGTTTCAGAAACATCTGGAGTTGCTACTGATGCTGGTAGTAACAACATAAAAGTGTTACCTTACACACAAACTGATTTATCAGGTGGTGATGGTAGTGCTGTAGTGTTTTCTGACAATGAGCAAGTAAACATCTTTATCTATGGTTCTGAATTTGCAAAAGGTTCAGCTTCTATGGGAGATGGAACTAACTCAGGTACTGGTCTTAAAGCTCAGTTTCAACAATATTCTAACAAGCCAATTATTATCAAAGATCACTTTAGAATCTCTGGTTCTGATACTGCTTCTATTGGATGGGTTGAAACTACTGACGAAGCTGGACAAGTTGGTTATTCTTGGTATTTAAAATCTGCTGGTGAAACTAGAATGAGATTTGAAGATTATCTTGAATTAGCTATGGTTGAAGCTGTAGAAGTTACCGTAGGTGCTTCTGGAGTTGATGGTGCTATTGCTGATGATAATGACGCTACTGGTACTCAAGGTCTATTTGACGCTATTGAGAACAGAGGTAATATCTTTGAAGATCTAGAAGATCTTGCTGATTTTGATTTAATACTTAAGAATCTTGATAAGCAAGGAGCAATTGAAGAGAACATGCTTTATGTAAATAGAGACTTAGCTCTTACAATTGATGATATGATGGCAGGCTTAAATAGAGGTTTCGATAACGGTGCTTCTTTTGGTGTGTTTTCTAACAGCTCTGATATGGCGCTTAATTTAGGTTTTTCTGGACTAAGAAGAGGTTCTTATGACTTCTATAAGTCTGATTGGAAATACTTAAACGATGCTGCTGGTAGAGGAGGTTTTGGAGACATTTCTGGTGTTTTAATTCCTGCTGGTGTTTCATCAGTATATGATGAAGTATTAGGCAAGAATATTAAAAGACCTTTCTTACATGTAAGATATAGAAGATCTGCAACTGATGACAGAAGAATGAAGTCTTGGGTCACTGGTTCTGTAGGTTCTGCTTCTTACAGTGGTACGGATGAAATGCAAGTTCATTACTTATCTGAAAGATGTTTGATTACTCAAGGTGCTAACAACTTTGTTCTGTTAAAAGAATCATAGTAGAAAACAAATTATTAACTTTTAAATAAATAAAAAATGGAAAAATTTTTATTCTTTACTGACGGAGACACTGTAGATGCTGTAGGTGACATGGCTTGTTACCCTTTAAGTTCTTTTTTAGGATTTACTGTAGCTGCTGCTGACACTACGTCTTTAGGTATGAGATTTGTATCTGCTGTAACAGGACCTGGTGCTACTACTGAAATTGACACTGTTGATTTAACTATTACTGCTGCGAAGCATAAAAAAGTTGTCAAATCAATTACAAAAGCTATTAACTCAGCAAGTTTTGCTGATCCTAGTGGATTTATTGTAATTGCTGATCAATTAAACTCAGTATTCTGCGACGGAGACATTACTGCGTGTGCAATAACTCACGACTCGTAAACGAGTTCAATAATTAAAGGAATAGGCGCTTCGGCGCCTAGCCCTTTATTTTAACTATTTAATTATATTATATTATGGCAAAAAAGAAAAAAGAAGTTGAGGTGGTTGAAACTCAACACCCTAAGTGGGAGATTAAAGATAGACAGTATTATTTAAAAGGTTTAGGTTCGCCTTTAACCTATGTTTTACAGTCTAAATCAACAAGAAAAAAACCAATGCTTTGGTTTGATGAAGAAAAAGGTATAAATAGAGAAATGAGATACGCAAGTAATCAAAATTCTATTTTTATGGACGAGCAAGATAATAACGCTATTTTACAACACATTATTTTTGAAGATGGTGTTTTGTTTGTTCCTAAAACAAATCAACCTTTACAAAAATTATTATCATTATACCATCCAAAAAAAGGATATGTATACGAAGAAAAAGATGAGGTTGCAGAAGCTAAAGAACAATTAGTTAGTATTGAAACTGAAATGGAAGCATTAAACACTGCGGTGTCTATTGATATTGAGCAAGCTGAAGCTATATTAAGAGTTGAGCTAGGTTCTCAAGTTAGTAATATGAGTTCTTCTGAAATAAAAAGAGACTTATATTTGCTTGCTAGAAAAAACCCAGTTTTATTTTTAAACTTAGTTAAAGATGATAATGTTGGACTTAGAAATACAGCTATAAAAGCGGTTGAACTTGGTGTAATTAAATTATCGCAAGATCAAAGAAGTTTTTCTTGGGCATCTAATGATAAAAAATTAATGGAGGTGCCTTTTGATGAAAATCCATATTCAGCGTTTGCTGCATGGCTTAAAACTGATGAAGGTGTTGAAGTTTATAAATCAATACAAAAGAAAATAAATTAACAACTATTAATCACGGCCCTTTAATTAGGGCCTGTGATTATAATAATAAAAAATATGGCAATATCAGTAGATTCAGTATATAAAAAAGTATTAGCAGTACTAAATAAAGAATCAAGAGGTTTTATGAGTCCAGATGAATTTATGAAAATAGGTTCTCAAGTTCAATTAGATTTATTAGAAAAAAACTTTCATGATTTTAACAGAGCTGTTAGTAAACAAACAAGAGGTGCTGTTGGTCAAGGATATGCCAATATACCAAAAAAAATTCAGGAACGTATAGATCCATTTTACGTTTCAACAGATATAACACTTGATGCTAATAGCATAGGTAATCTTCCTAGCTATTATTACATATTAAGTGTATCTTCATGTGATAGACTTAGAGACATAGAACAGATTGAAAAATCAAAATTAAATTTTTTGATGTCCTCTCCATTAACAAGTCCATCTACATCATTTCCTATATATTATTTATCCGGTACGCGAGAAGTAGATAATCAAGAAACAACTTTAAATCCAATATTTGATACTATTACTGTTCAACCTACAAGTTTAGCTAATAGTAGTATAAAAATAGATTATATTAAAGTACCTGCAAATCCTGTTT